GATTTGATCCATCACCTGAATATTCTTCTTCTAATAATATGTGTTTAGGATTTTCCATAACAACACAAAATTTATATTTCTCTACATTGTCTTCATAAATTTTATAAATAGATTCAATTAATTTAATTTCTTTTTTTTGTTTTAATGGATCAAAATTTTCTGGTAATTTAGCTTTAGGATATAGCAAATGTATTTCATCTGGTTTACAAGTTCTTGTTCTGTAAACAGTATCAATTTTACCATCAGGGCCATTCATTAAACAAACTCTTGTTAATGGTACTGAAGTAAATTTAATTGGGTTAATTGCATCACCTTCTTCAACAAGAAGTATTCCTGTACCAATTGCAAGATCCATAAATGCTTCATGTATCTCTTGGTTAAAGTTAGATGTTTGTAATACTTGAAAAACGTAATCTGTAATTTTATCAAGCTCTTGATTGATTCCTGGTTTTTGTTCTGGTGGAATTTCTGAACCTGCTTGAAAATCTGCCCATCTAGCAAATGTAGGAGTAATACCTGCTTGTAGTCTTGATGCAAATTCTTGAACACCAACTACTGCAGTTTCATCAAAAATTTTATCTGTTCTTTTTTGTCCTGGAGATTCATCATAAAAAGATTCTCTATTTGGTAAGCAGTATTCATATGCTTCTTCAAATTTATCTTTCCAATAATCTTTTACACCTTGAGCTTCTTTATACTTTTTAAGTATTTCTGTTACTTTGTCACTACTTCCGTAATTTGGTGTATCGTCAGTTTCTATGTATGCCATTAGTTCCTTTATGCTGGATCAAAATAACCACGACCACCTGGATTACCAAATAGTGATCTTGATCCTTTTAATCCTTTTACTTTTTTATATTCTTCTTCTTTTTCTTCTTCTGTTTTTGTATCTGTTTTTGTTTCTTGTTCTGACTCATCTTCAACTTGTTGTTCTGTAAGTCTTGTTGGTTTATTATTATCTTTTCCGTAGTTAGGATTTACATTGCCATAAGCATCTGTTTGTCCAGAGAGTCTGCCTTCAATATAACTTCCATAAATTTCATTTTGTTTATTTACGGATAAATTTTGAAATTCTGTTTTAGAATATTTAGTACCCTTATAAGTAACTCCTTTTTTTGAAAGGACACTATTAGAAAAAAAAGTTCTTGTTTTAATAGATCCTTTTTTAAATGCTCCTTCTAAAGGCTTAAGAGTTAAAAATGGAGTATCTACTTTTCCAGAATTAATAAACTCTTTTTCTTTAGCTCGTCTATCTTCTCTTTGTTTAATTTCTGTTTTTACTTCAGAATCAGATTTACCTGTCCATACTTCATTCTTCTTAAATGATTTATTGGATTGGGTATTTTCCCATCCTGCATCAGAGCCTGTAGCTCCTTTATCATTACTCATTAGTTTAATTCTTCCTCGTCAAAATCAGCATCAAGATCATCATCTTCATCTGTTGAAAATAGAATATCTTTAAGATCATCAAGTAATGATTGTTCTTCTGTATGAAGCTCGTCTATTCTGTCTAGAATTTCTCTAGCTGTTTTTTTTGCCATTGGTTTCCCTTTTCTGCCAAAATGACGAATATCCAGCTTTAAGCAACGCACAATATAGTTGATAAGGTGTAATGATCCACCATCTATAAAATCCAATCAATCTCATAATAAATGATACGCAGGACAATTCTTTAATTCTCATTAAATGCCAGTCATCTTTTTTAGGACAAACTAGTATTTCAAAATCATAAAGCTTATCAAATAAGTTTTCAGCAGCTATTGGACTTAGGATAGTTGTTTCAATACCTGCGTGGTTAAACTCTACATGGAGCCATTTTTCTACGTTAATATCATAATGTAATGCTCCACAATGTCTAAATCCTGGTTTAGGTTTCCACCACCAAATCCATTTAGCATATCTTACAGTTCTAGCATCGCTAAAATAAACTAACCATTCCTTTTGAACAGATCCCATACTTTCCGTGTTTTCTTTTTTTGTCCTGCAAATACATCCCATTCCTTTTTAGCAATAACAGATTTCTGTGTTTGCTTTCCTGAAAGAATAGTTCTTCCTTCACCAGCGCCCATCATTAAATATTGGAGTGCATCGTGAACGTGAGAGTATCTATTCTTTAAAGGTTTTTCATCATAACGATCTCCTGAAGTTTGTAGTCGTCTATAATGATAACCTCCATTGAATCCCTTTTTTAAATTGATACATTTAGTGTCCATCAAGAACCCAGCTTTACCATCAAGCAATCTTTGAAGTGCTGCATCAACAGCTTCTATTCTAAGAGCAACATCATTAGATGGTGCAGGTATAGCTTTTAATCCATAAGTTCTCATAATTTGAAAAGGTGTTCTCTCATCCGTCTGTGATCTAAAATCACCAGCAGGATCTCCATAGATATGTACTTCAAATCCTTTGTAGTATGTAGCTATTTCTTTTCTTAATAATTCAGAAAATCTCATAACTCCCATATCAAAACAAACAAGTTCGTTTAAGATATGCCATCTTCCAGTCGATAACCTTTGGGCAAAGACAGCTGCAGGAGTTAAGCCAAAGTCAATTCCTACAAAGATAGGTTGACCAAGGCTTAGTTGCAAATCTTCTGTAGCAACGTGCAGCTCTTGTTTAAAGTTTGGATAGACAGGTTTACCTTCTTCTATGCTTCCGAGTTTATTTAAAACATAAACATCAATCCATCCTTTTGTTTTACCTCTAATAATATTTGGATAGTATTTGGGTGTTAGGTTCTTTTTATTTTCTGCATTGTCATTGTTGTCATACGCAGTGGTAAATCCATCTTTATCTTTCTTCTCAATCAACGCAGGTGGTTGTGTATAGAAAGACCAGTTATCAGGTTTAATTAACATTAAAGCTTCATCCCTAGATATGTGATCTGGTACAGGAACATCACCTGCCATTATGGGCCACCAATGATCTTCTTCTGGTGCATTGGTATCGGCTATTACTCCGTACCATGTTGCACCTCCATCTCTCATAGATGGAAATCTCCCTACCCTCATCGTACAAGCATCGATAATGCTTTTAGGTATTTCTCTAGCTTCGTTAATCCATACTCCTGTTAATTCTAAAGATAGTAATTTCTTTACATCTTCAGGTCTATCAAGAGCTAAGAATAATACTTCTAGTTCTATATCACCTTTATTTATTCTATGGGTGTATGGAACAGACCAAGCAAAATCTCCCCAATGATCTTCAGGGAACCAATCAATCCATGTTTTAATAGTTGTTGTTTTTAATTGGGGGTTAGTATTTCTAATTACTGCCCATCTTGATTTTCTTTTACCTTCTTTGTTTTTAGCTTGTAGCAAAGCTCTACGAAAAATCTCAATACAACAAGCAACTGATTTACCAGAACCTACAGGGCCACGCATACCTCTAAAGAAGTCATCAGACTTCATAAAGGTTTTTAAGGTATCGCCTTCTGGTTTATATTTAAAATCAATCGACATTAGTACCAACATTAGCTTTTAACAAATTATAAACTGTTTCTTCACCAAAAGCTTCGACTAGCTTATCAGCTTCATAGTTTGTTATCATATGTGTTGGGTAATGTTTTAAATGTACTTTCTTAACAATAGTTCTTAATCGGTTACGATCTTTTAAACTTAGATTATTGAGGAACGACATTTCAACTGTTCTACCCTTTCCAATACTATTTTTAATATTTCTTCTTCTTTGCCAAACTTTTCTTCAAAAGCTTTCTTAGCCATGTGTATAGAGAAGTTTCCTTGATGATGGTCGTGGCATAAGGGAATGACGTGGAAGTGACTCGTACGTCTTCCTATGCCCGTTCCAGGTGGTCTTATATGATGTAGGTTAGCTGGTCTTTCACAGCAAAAGCATCCAAGCTCAGCTACCCAATTCATATGTTCTTTTTCTTTCTTAGTAGCCACTTGGTTTTGGTTTTGGTTTAGGCTTCGGTTTGTTCTTCGGTTTTGGTTTGGTAGGTTTTTTCATACTCCTCCTTGTTGATTGATTCATAATTCGATCTGCAGCCATCAGGTGTAGCAGCACTAGCTTTTTGCATTGCAATAACATCATTGTCAGCTTCGAATAATATTTCTTTCTTAAATTCTTCTCCGTTCCATATTTTAACTAAATAATACATTTGACCTCTTTTGTTGGAGAGATCTAATTATATTGATTTAAAAAAAATTAAAACGCACACACAAGAAGTCCTAGTAAGAATCCTATCCAGAATCCAACTACACCTTCTCTGTATTGTAATGATAGTACCTGCAATTGTTTTAAATATTTTTTCAAGATTATTTAGGTCTTTTAACACCTGTTACTTTATTGCTTTTACCATAAGGTTTTTTATAGAAATCTTTATTAAAAGGAGAAACTCTACCTTCAGTATTATTTGGATCATTTGATTTGAATGTTGAAACGGTCTTGATTTGTTTCCAAACATTTTTTAATTTATCTGACATAACCAATGTTTAGCAATATATGATATTTAAAAAAACGCACATTACCTGCCTTGTCCTTTATATCTCGTTTGTTTCTTTTGACGCTTCTCGCTTTTGTTTTGGGATTTCTTCCATTGCCCAGGCCCTCTTTTCTTTGGCTTATCCCTTGGGATG